ACTCCAGGCTGAGCCATGCCAAGCGTGAGGCTGTCAAACAGGGTGTCCAGGAAATTCTCACTAATATCCTGGACCCGGGGGCCAATGGCTTTTTCGTGGGGACCCCCTGGCACTATGACGATGCATGGGCCCTCAAGAATGAGGATGGGGAGCTGGTCATTCCCAGGCCCTATAAGTACAAACCCGCAGATACTGGGATACTGAGTCCACAGGAGATTGCTAAGAAAAAATCTACCACCACCCGGGCGCTCTATGCCATCAACTATGAGCTGGACCCTAGTGTCAAGGATGAGGGCCAGGTCTTTGATGAGCCCATATATGGGCCATGGGACAGCTCCCTGCCCCTCTCTGCCTATCATGCCCATATAGATGCTGCCTGGGAGGGGGACTGCACCACCGCCGTGGCAGTTATGGCCCGGAACCGGGATGGCCGCATTCAGGCCCGTGGGAAGCTATGGACTGAGAATGTTATGGACCTGCTGCTGCCTATCATCCAGTTTATCCGTGGTTCCAGATCACGTCTGCTGCATCTGGAGACTAATCCAGACAAAGGCATGCTAGCCCGGGAATTCAAGCAGACTGCATCCCTGATCCCCGGGTACACCCTGACCCCAGTAAAATATGCAGAGCACGAGAACAAGGATATAAAGATTGTGACCTATCTCAAGAAGTACTGGAGTGAGATCCGGTGGGACCCTGACGGCACGGACCCTGCGTATTTGCTGCAGGTGCAGGATTACCGCCTTGCCCAGGACCCACGGGACTGTGCTGACTCAGCGGCTTCCCTGCTGCGTGAGGCCTTCTATGGCCGTGACCGGAATGGGGGCCATAGTGCCCTGAACACTTTGTAATCTGGAGGATATTTAGATGAAACCAATTAGTGCCCTGTTACATCTGGATGGCTGGAAGAACCTGCTTTCCGGGTTCGGCACCCATCGGGACAAGGTGACCACGATGTCTGTGGCTCAGCCCCGCCCCTTTACAGACCTAGACCTCTCCATGCTCTATATGGGTGATGGCCTGAGTGCGAGTATTGTGGATACTCTCCCAGAGGATGCAGTCAAGACAGGCTGGGAGATATCCGGGGATGATGGGACCCTGTATAAGGCCCTCAAGAAGCTGGCCCTCCCCACTGCCCTCAAGAAGGCACTGGCCTGGGCTAACCTATATGGCGGGGCTCTCCTGGTCATGGACATTGGTGGGGCTGGGGCCTGGGACACTCCCCTCCCCAGTGACCTCTCCAGGCTGTCCCTCCGGGGTTTCCGTGTCTATCCCCGGAGCAGAATTGAGTTCCTGTCTCAGGATATGGTGAAGGACCCGCAGAGCCCATACTTTGAGGATTTTGAGCGGTTTGAGATCTATAATAAGCTGGGGGGCACCTTCCGGGTCCATGCATCCCGCTGTATCCCCTTCCATGGGGTTGAGGTTCCAGACAAAGTCAATGCTGGGTTCACGGAGGAGCAGCTATACTGGGGGCTCAGCATCCTTCCCCGCTGTGCGGAGGCTGTCTCAGCCCTGGCAGGTACTATGCAGGGGGTGGGCAATCTGGGTCAGGAACTCTCTATCGGTAAATACAAGATCTCCAACCTGGAGCAGATGGTTGCTGAGGGAGATTACAAGGGCTTGGAAGACCGGATGACTGCCATAGCCATGCAGAAGTCCATTATAAATGGTGTCCTGCTTGGTGAGGGGGAGGACTACACCCGGGACAACCTTTCACTGAGCGGTGCCAACGAGCTGATGGATAAGATGTTCCTGAATGTGGCATCCAACTCCCGGTATCCAGAGACCAAGCTGTTCGGCCGTTCCCCATCTGGCGAAAATGCCACCGGGGAAAGTGACATGGAGAATTATTACAGCAGGGTTGCAACCCTTCAGGAGGAGATCCTGGGTCCTGCCCTGGTCCGGATTGCGACCCTGCTTAATGCCACCCTCAAAGTCCTGCCAGCTGACAGCCTCATCGAGGTAGCCTTCAACCCTCTCTGGACCCAGAGCGACACAGAAAAATCAACTGTCCGCAAGGCCCTGGCTGATGCAGATAACATCTATATCCAGGCTGGTGTACTGTCCCCGGATGAGGTCCGTGAGAACCGCTTTGTGGGTGGGTACTCCATGGAGACTGCAGTGGATAGCACCAACCTGAAGCCTCTGTCCGGGCCTGAACCCGGGACAGAGGGATAAGGGCCAGGAGGGACAACAGGGATGAGGACTACCTCCACTTTTGCCCGGATGTACCGGGAGCGGGTCCAGGCCACTGGGAAATCACTGGTCAGCCGCCTGTCTAGGAAATCCTGGCCCTACCCTAATGGGGCTGAGATAAGCTATCGCAGGGCGCTAAAGACTTATCTATGGGGCATAGTCAGGCCTTACATAGAGGCTCAGCTGGCTATGTATCAGGGTGTCCATGGGGATGCCCTCCAAATAAAGGATGTAGCCCCAGGGCTTCCCAATGTTTCCACCCTGCTGGATTTTGGGGAGGCAGTGGACAGGAAAAACAAGACTGGCTGGGTCAACTTGCAGGAGGTTGCCATTGGGGAAAAGTTTGCTATGGATACCCCTGGGGTTTCTGGGGTCCTGAAGGGCTGGGCCAGTACCCAGGTTACTCTCATCTCCAATGCCACCACGGCCCTGGAACAGTCTGTGAACCTGCGGGTGCGTCAGGGCGTCCAGAAGGGATGGACTCCTGCTCAGGTCAAGTCCCTCCTGCTTTCAGATATGCCTGATATGACTGCCCGGAGGGCACAGACCGTGGCCCGGGACCAGGTCTCAAAGCTGAATGGTGACCTTACCCAGTTACGTATGGAGGATGCTGGATTTGAGACCTACACCTGGGAGACTGCCCAGGATGAGCGTGTCCGTGGTCTCCCCGGGGGACGGTATCCAGATGCTCACCCATCCCATTGGGTTATGCAGGGTCTTATATGTCGCTGGGATGACCCCACTGTCTGCTTGGATAAGGCCAGTGGGGAATGGGTCCCTAGACCGGGCAATGCTCCCTTGACTCATCCGGGATCAGATATCCTCTGCCGCTGTGTGGCCCTGCCTAACTGGGATGAGCTGAAGGAGCTGGAGGGCAGGCCTGCTATGGTCTCTGTCCCCTCAGTCCAGGGAGCTGCTCCTGACAGGCCTGAGCTGGAGGCTCAGTGGGCTAAGGATGGTTTTTCCCTTGGTGCGGGTTCCTCTGCGATGCGTGCCCAGCTGGAGGCAAAGCATGTAGCTGCCCTGGCTGTAAAAGATTTGGCTACTCCCAGTCCGGAGGAGGACATCATCAAGCTACTGTCCGGGGATGACCGCACTGAGGGTTCCTGCTCCTCCCTATGCCTGGCCTATATTGCCAATAAGCAAGGCATACAGGTTCTGGATTTCCGTGGGGGGTCCTCGCTGCAGGTCTTTTCCCATCTGCGGGGAAATGGCTTTACAGACCTTGCTGGGCTGGCCTCAAAGCAGTCTGCCCTTAGTAGGTCCACAGCCCCAGTCTGGGATCTACTGTCTACTCTGAAGGGAGACAGCAAGGAGTATATGATGGCGTTTGCCCATCACGTTGCTATGGTGAAGCGGGTGGGGAATGACTGGATGTATTTGGAGTTGCAGCAGGAAAAGGGGGGCTGGCAGAAGCTGGGTAAGACTGAGCTGCGGCAGAGATTTGGTTTCAGTGGGAGACAGTGGAGCCGGGCCACCGTGATAGACCCAGAGTCATTGCGGGGCAGCGCAGAGTTCAGATCACTGCTCCCATTCATAAACACGGCATCAGAAAATCAGCAGCGGGGTGCAGGTGGACAAGCCAAGTGAGTTTTACAAGATCAATAAAGATGATAAGGTCTGGTGGGTAGACTCTGATGCCCTGGGGGCCTTTGAGTTTTCATTTGACCAGAAAAAGGTATACAACCTTTTCCGTGATTTTCCTGAGGCCCTGACCCCTGCAGAGGTCCATACTTTTACGGATGAGAACCCCTACTGGGCAAAGTTTTTTTCAGCCCGTCTGAAAGGCATGACTCCTCAATGACTGAGAGGGCAGGGAATCCAGGTATAATAAAATTTATGTAGAAAATTTACTTTTTCTTAAAAAAATTTATTATATTTTTGAGATAGAGCAGGATTTATCAGGGAGGGGAGCATTTTATGCCAGATGAATTGAAACCGGGGGAGCAGAAAGTTGAGACCAAGGTCAAGCTGACCCGTCTCGACTACTATGAGGACTACCTCCAGCTGGCAACGGAACCCGCCACCAAGACCCCTGAAGGTTTTTTGAAGGCTAAGGCCCCCGTGACAAACGTGGGGGTGTTTGCATATCCGGACAGTAACTATCCTGATGGGTGGCGGCAGGAATTGCGGCTCCCGGAAGAAGTGTTTGCCCCAGAATCATTAGACAGTCTCAAACTCAAGCCCCTGACCCAGTTGCATCCCCCCGCCAACGATCCCGTGACTGCAGTCAATTTTAAGGACAAGGCAGTTGGCTACCTGGGCAATTCCATTGATACTGACTCTTTCAGAGTCTATGCCCCCATTATGGTCACCGATGCCCAGGCAGTTGAGGATGTGCTTTCTGACCGTCTTTCATCCCTCTCCTGCGGATATAACTGTGACCTTGACTATACCTCGGGGACCTGGATGGGGGTTCATTACGACTGCATCCAGCGTAACATCCGGTACAACCATGTTGCTCTGGTTCCCGCTGGTCGTGCCGGGGATGATGCCTATATTAGGCATGATGCGGCCGATACTGGGGCAGCAGTGAGTTTTATAAAATCTATCAAACCTAACAAGGAGCCAAGAATGGGCATGAAGACATTGCACCTTGACGGCAAGGACTATCAGGCAGAGGCTGAAGTGATTCAGGCCCTGGATGAGTCCAAGGTCCGTCTGGATGCCAAGGAAAAAGATCTGGTCCAGGTCCGTCAGGATCTGGAGGCAGCCAAGAAGACTCAGAGCACCCTGGAAGCAGAGCGTGATAGCCTCAAGGAACGTCTGGACGCGGCTGAAAAGTCCCTTCCAGATAAAGTCCAGGCCGGGATCAAGGCCCATATGGACCTTGCCGACAAGGCCCGTAAGGCTGGGGTGGAATTCCGTGCTGACTCTGACCCCCTGGCAGTGAAGAAATCTATCATCCTCTCTAAGTTCCCCAAGGCTGACTTCACCGGAAAGGATGAAACTTACCTCCAGGCCCGTCTTGATGCGGCTATGGAGGTGATTGACTCTCAGGCTGAAAATGCAAGCCGTCATGATGCGGCTGATGTCCCGGGGGATAAACCGGAACTTACCCCGGAGCAGGAACTGGCACGGGCACAGGCCCGCTTCAACGCCCGTATGGACTCTGCCTGGCAGGATGAACCCAAAACCAAGGAGGCCTAATCATGGCTGCATATGGAAACATGGACAGAGCCGTGGCGGGGCTCACCCAGGGGGTGAATGTCTTTACTCACTCCCGAATTGCCGCTGAAACTATCAAGTATGGCTGTGCCGTCTTTGCTGAAAAGGGCAGTGAGGAACTGGTCCATTCGACCAAAAAGACCGCTGCCAATGCAGTGGCCCGTGTCGTGAGCGTCACTCCTTCCGTCACTACGGCAGCGGTTGGAACTACTGGGGTCAGTATCAGAGGGGCTGCGGTGACTGTCGCCACCACGGCGGAATCCACGGTGGCTACTGTTATTGCTGCCCTGGTTACCGCGGTCAATGCGGCCTCCACTGGGTTCACCGCCTCCAACGGCACCACTAAGCTGGTCCTGACCGCAGGTGCTGCGGGGTCTGACTCCACGGAAATCACTTTCATCGCAGGAGGCGGTTTCACGGGGGTTGTTGCGGATACTACTGCGGGCTCTGATGCTGTACCTGAAACTGTCCTGCTTGGCGTTGCCCGGTATCTGGATAAGGGTGATGACTCTGGGGTGGTAGGTGGTTATGCTGCCACTGATGCCCTTCCAGTGGTCCGCAATGGTCTGGTTTTCGTTCCCATTTCGGGATCAGTCCAGGCAAATACTACTGCGTACTGGGATAACACCAACAAAGTGTTCACCGCTGACTCGGGTGACCTTGCAACTGGGTATACATTCCGCTCCAATGGCGAAAATGGCCTTGCCCTGGTTGAACTGATTTAAAGGAGGACTGAAAAATGCCTATGAAAAAAGACCCCCTGCATTTGGATGCAAATGAACAGGTGTTTTTTGACAAGGCCCTGACCTATGTCAAGGTCAAGACCTATGATGTACAGCACAAGAACCTCAAGGCCCTGGAACTGCTCCCTGTGAGCAACGAGGGTGATCCGGGTGCCGAATATATTGAGTGGCGCTCTTACGACGCTGTGGGCGTTGCCAAGATCGTAGCAGACTATGCCACGGATTTTCCCCGCGTGGACCTCTTTGGCACCGCGCATCAGGCGAAAATCCAGAGCCTCGGTGATTCCTTTGGCTACTCCATCCAGGAGATCCGCCGGGCTCAGATGGCAGGTTACCCCCTGGACACGAAGAAGGCCATTGCGGCCCGCAGGGGAGTTGATGAAAAACAGGATGCCCTCTGCTGGTATGGCGATGCCAAGGCGGGTGTCCAGGGCTTCTTTGACTATCCGGGCATCACGGAATACGTTGTCCCCAATGGGGCGACGGGCAGTTCCCAGTCCTGGGATAGCAAGACCGCGGATGAGATCCTGAATGACGTGGTGGGTCTCATTACGGCCATCCCGAACAGTACCAATGGCAAGGAAGTCCCTGATACGCTCATCCTGCCGCTCTCCAAGTACAACAAGCTGGCGTACACTCCGTATGGCGACAACAGGGACAAGACCCTGCTCACGTTCATCCGGGACAACTACCCGACCATCACCCGCATTGACTGGGTTTCGGATCTTTCCACGGCTGGCGCTAACTCTGGCACCCGCATGATGGCATACGCCCGTGACCCGGAAAAGGTGGAGGTCCAGATCCCTGTGCGCTATGAGCAGTTCCCGCCCCAGCAGAAGGGTGCGGAATTTGAGATCCTCTGCCATCAGAGGACGGCAGGCGTCATCGTATACTATCCGATGTCTGTCGCCTTTGCGGATGGTATTTAATTCAAGGCCTCATTTTCATCCATCTTGCTTTGTGTTCCTGCTGGCTCATCCATGAGCACCCTGCCCGCAGACCGGGTGTAACTAGTCTGCGATCTTTGGCCTTTCCTGGGCTCCCCATGTCCCCCTATCAGTATGGGCCCCAGTTAAGGTTTTTCAAATCCAATGGATGATAGGGTCATGGAGATACAGCAAATGATTCTTACTTTCAAACAGAGCCGCGTGCTCATCCTCCCGATTACAAAAGACCGCCAGCTGACACTGGTCCCGGGAGTCAATATTGTCTCTGATGATGACTGGAAAGCCATCCAGGGTATCCCTGCCTTTGCCAGCCGCAAGGATCTTGTCCCTGTGGAAAAGCTGGGAAAGGGCCCTGGAGGAAAAGAACTTACCACTTACCCGGAGCCCTGGGAACTGGATGTGGGTTTGACCAAGGAACTCCTGGGTCAGATCAACTCCCTCAAGGTTCTTGATGCCTGGAAGGCAAAGGAATCCAGGGAGTCAGTGCGTTGTGAAATCCTTTCCCGGGCTGAGGCCATCCGTGCCGAAATTGCCCCGGAATCCCCCAAGTCCCGGTAAGGCCTTATGTCCACCTACTCCATAGCTCAGTATATCGCTGCTGTTGCGCCTGCCCTTTCCGGGGATGGGTCCCAGGCAGTGTTCATTGCTATGGCGCAGGAAAGGACCAGCCAGCCCTTTTGGGGCCCCAAGTACAACCAGGCCGTGGCCCTGCTTGCCGCTCATATCTGGTATAGGCTTGGGGCAGGATCCTCAATGGTTCCTGGCTCTGGAAGTTCTGAGGGTGGTTCTGTTGGGACGGTTGCCAGCAAGAGGGAGGGGGACCTGGCCATTTCCTATGGAGCCATTTCCTCCAGTTCCAGCTCTTCTGCGGATGCCGATTTACAGACAACCCGCTGGGGCCTTATGCTTCTGGCCCTCCGCAAAGGGTGTAAGCCCTTTTATGGGGTCACTGGGGACATAGGCTCCCGTGTCCTGGGTCCCTGTGTCCCTGGGGATGCTGTATGATTAACGTCCAAAGCACCGTCGAAACAGTAGACCATGGCAAGGCGGCGTTGAAGCTCAAGCTGGCGCGGCTCAGGAAAATGAAAGCCCTGGTGGGTATTCCTTCTTCCACAGAGATCCCTGTGGACAATCAGGGCCGCCCGCTGGGGATAACCATGGCGGAATTGGGGTATGTCCATGAAAAGGGGAGCCCTGCTAAGCGCATTCCTTCCCGCCCCTTCATGTACAAGACCAGGGAACGGGTCCAGGGTAAGTATGCGCAGTATATGGGGCACCTCTATCAGCAGGTGGTCCATGGAAAATTGACCCCTGATGAGGCCTTGAAAAAGGTGGGCACCCAGTATGAGGGGGACATGAAAAAGTCCTTCACCGTGGAATATTTTGTCCCAGACAAACCAGCCACCGTGGCCCAGAAGCACTCTTCCCGCCCCCTCATTGACACTGGAGCCCTCCGGCAGTCTATAACATCCAAGGTGGAGGGCTAAGGTGTCAACTCTTTTTCCCCACCTCCTAAAATATATCCACCGCACTGGGGCCTTTGTCAAGGGTACCTGGGTAGTCTCTGAGTTAGATGCCACCTTTACAGGCAGCATTCAGCCAGTGACAGGCAAGGATATTCTCTCACTGCCCGTGCTGCGCAGGGACACTGGTTCCGTTAAAGTCTATTCCGACACCCCTCTTTCAGTTTCAGTTGAAGGGAGTCAGACTCCTGGGGATCTGGTCCGGTGGGGAGGACGCTGCTGGGAGATCTATGCTGCCCTGCCTTTTCAGAATGGGCTCCTGGACCACTATAAGTATTTGGCAGCAGATTTTTGTGAAGACCGGGAGGCAAGATGACCATAACTGAGATTGGCCAGCTGCTCCGGGATCAGTTACTGACTTTGTATCCCAATATCCCCGTGGTGTTCAGCCATCAGGATGCCCCCGCTCCGGGAGGTCACTACCTGGTGATTGACTATGGTGGGACCTGGCATCATGTCGGTCCACAGGCATCACACCAGATACAGGCCAGGGATGATCTCCCTGACCCCCGGGTGGATACCTATTCAGGCCGGATACAGGTGTGGGAAATAGCCACCAATCCGGCAGCGGATGAGCTGGGGCCATTTGATGTTCTTCAGGCTTTCATTGAATACCTGGATACGGATGCAGGTCATTCAGCTTTTGGTTCCAATGGCTTTTCCATTCTTAGGACGGATGGTCCTGTTGAGTCACCCATCCTGGAAGACAACCAGTGGACGCGGGAACATCTGCTGACCCTGGAATGTCTATGGGCCCGTGCTGATGCGGGAGCCCCTGACTATATTGTTACAGTGGAGGTTTCCATGGGGGCCTCTGCATGAAAAGGAAATCTAGCAACCAAACCTCTGGAGGTTCATCAAGATGTCAACTATAAATGATGTCGTTGAAGTAAATATCACCCGTGAGACAGCCAGCGTCTCTGCTCAGTCTTTTGGGGTGCCCCTGATTGTGACGACAAAGGCCCTTTGCGCGGTTCCACCCAGCTTCAGCCGCACGGTGGAATATGCGGATCTTTCGGAGATGCTTGCGGCAGGCTGGACCGCTGCGGATGCGGGGTATAAGGCAGCTCAGGCCGTGTTTGCCCAGAGTCCAAAAGTATCCAAGGTGGTGGTTGGCTGGGCACTGGATTCTGATGCCTCCCCGGCTGCGACCATGGAGGCCATCATGGCTTCTGACTCTGAATGGTATGGCGTCATCCTGGCCATCTGGGCAGCCGATGTTTCGGATGCCACGAAAAAGACAGCTGTCCTGGCCTATGCTGCATGGGTTGAGGCTCAGGGTAACCGCATCCTTTTTGTAAGGGGTTCTGATGCTGGGATGGTTGATTCCAGTTCCACCACTGATCTGGCTTACTCTCTCAAGGCCCTGGGATATGATCGTAGCGTGGTGCTTTATCACGTCCTATCCCTGGATGATGCATCTGCCAGCGTGGATGATTTCGCAGAAGCAGCCTGGATGGGGGAGGGATTGCCCTATGATCCGGGGACCTCCACCTGGGCTTACAAGGTCCTTTCTGGGATCACCGCAGATGCCATTACTACTGCCCAGGGGGCTGCTCTCAAGGCTAAGAATGCCAACTGGTACTCTAGCATTGCAGGCACCTCCGTCACCCAGTGGGGCACAGTGGCCTCTGGGGAATGGATTGATATTATCATTGGGACTGACTGGATAACTGCCAATATCCAGTCAGAGATCTATGCAGCTCAGCTCAATAACCGCAAGATCCCATACACAGACTCCGGCATCCAGGTCATCCAGGGGATTGTCTCCAAGGTCCTTCAGACCGCCGTGGGCATGGGTATCCTGGTTGAAAATTCTGTGGATGTCACTGTCCCCGCTGCGGCTGATTGCAGCGACTCAGACAGGGCAGCCCGCAGCCTCCGGAATGTGAGATTCACTGCAGCCTATGCCGGAGCAATCCATCATTCAAAAATTTCCGGCACTATTTCCTATTAATCACAGGAGGAAAACAACATGAATGTCCCTGTAGCTACGTATGATCCAAAAAAGATTATAGTCACCTGGGGTACCACCATCATCAGCGGATATGCTGAAGGCACCTTTGTCTCCATCCAGCGGAATGGCCAGTCCTTTGAAAAGCATCGTGGTGCTGGTGGGGAGGTTGAGCGTGTCAACAAGAATGCCTATGACTTCACGGTGGAGGTCACTCTCCAGCAGACTGCTGCAGTCAATGCCATCCTCTCTGCTGCTCTCACGGCGGATGCAATAAGCAATGTGGGTGTCCTGCCTCTGGTGATCAAGGATCTCTTGGGCACAACCCTCTACACTTTCCCGCAGGCATGGATTGCCCAGGACCCCAATGGGGAATATGGGGATGATACAACCAAGCGTACCTGGCGTTTTGAGACGGGTATCAGCGCCGCAATCCTGGGAGGGAACTGATCTATGCTTCAGCCCAAAGTGATTGAGGTCCAGGGTTTCCAGGTTTCCCTGGTTCCTTTGAATGCTATTAAGGCCGCCCGGCTGGATAAAAAGGTGACTGGCCTGGTCCTGCCTCTCTTGGCGGGCCTGGACCTGGATAACCTGGCTAAGGTGAATGTTTCGGACTTGACCGGCCGCCTTGCGGAGGTAGTCACTGGGCTCCCTGATGAGTCTTTGGAGGCCCTGTTGGTTGAGTCCCTTTCAGGGTCTACCATTATCCCTCCAGGCCAGGCAGCCCTTGAGATAACAGGCCCTGGGGCCCTGAATCAGGCTTTCACTGGGGAACTAGATGCCTTGTACCAGTGCGTGTGGGAGGCCTGGAAATTTAACAGGCTTTCCCCTTTTCGTCTTGCGGCCAGGTTTGGCGTGAAAATGCCGACAACCCCTACATCCGGGCCGGAAACCAGCGAAGCAAAGCCGAGTGGTCTGAAATTGGCCAGGTAGGGGCACTCACTCCGGAAGTGGATGCGGAATGGCCTGTCTGGAGGGTGGTGCTCGATGGGCATCCCCTTCAGGAGGTCCTTGCCTGGGATCTTGACGACATCCGGAAATATAATGCCCTCAAGGACCTCAAGGGGTCATTTGAGATGGCCATGAATGAGTATCAGCTGAGCAAGACAAGGGGGTCAGATTAATGGTCATTGAAGAGCTGTTTACTAAGCTGGGTTTCCAGGTGGACCCCTCTGGACTGGACAGGGGTAAAAAGGCCCTCAACGGTTTCAAGACGCTGGCCCTGGGCATAGGGGCGGGAACTGCTGCGGGTTTTGCCCTCCTCTCCCGGACAGCCATAAAGGCTTCCATGGACATGGAAAACCTCAAGGCACAGTTCACCGTTATGACTGGGTCTGCAGACAGGGCTCAGAACCTCATGAAGCAGATTGCTGATTTTGCGGCTGCCACGCCCTTTGATAAAATTGGTCTTTCCGATGCTGGCAAGACCCTCATGTCTTTCGGGGTCTCTGCTGAGGATGTGGTTCCAACCCTTAAAATGCTGGGTGATGTTGCGGGGCCCTCTTCGGAGAGGCTGAGTGGTCTCGCCCTGGTTTTTGGTCAGATCCGGTCAGCTGGTAAACTTACTGGTGGGGACCTGCTTCAGCTGATAAATGTAGGTTTCAACCCACTCCAGATCATGGCGGAAAAGACGGGAAAGAAGATGTCTGACCTCCGGGACCTCATGGAGGGGGGCGCCATTTCTTTTGATGACGTCCAGAAGGCCTTCCGGATAGCTACCAGTAAGGGGGGCTTGTTTTTTGGCAACTTGGATGCCCAGAGCAATACCCTTGCGGGCCGCATCTCCACGTTGAAGGACAACTTTGTGACAGCCCTCCAGAACATGGCAGATGCCTTCATGCCCCTCCTGAAAAGGGCTACGGAGATAGCCATTGCATTTGACTGGACCCCTATCATTGCAGCGGTTACTGCTATTGCCCATTGGATAGAGAATGACGCCTTGCCTAAGCTCCATACCCTGATTGGGGTTCTGGCTGATTTGCGGGATATTGCAAAAACCATTTATCCCGTTCTGATGCTTATTTTCGGCCGCAGGATCATCCATCTGATTGCCCAGACCACGACAGGGATGAGGGCAGCAGCAGCGGCGAATCTTTTTATGCAGCGGGCTGCACTTGCTTCTGGGGCTGCAGCTGGATATCAGGTGACCTCCCTGGGGGTCCTGAAGGCCTCGCTGTTCTCAGTGTCCACTGCAGCCAGGACTGCGGGGGCTGCTATGAAGGCATCCTTACTGGCCCTGGCTAGTCCCATTAACCTAATTCTGGCAGGCATTACCGGTATCTGGACTTTGTACAACAAAATCAAGGATGATACCGCAGAGTTTGGTAAGGAGCTGAATGCAAAATATTATAAAGACATGGTCACGAAAAATGGGATATCTAACATTCATATAGCCGAGCAGGGGCTGTACTGGTCTAAGAAAAAACTGGATGATCTGCGGAAGAGTGGGAAGGGGTCTGCGGAAGAAATTGAGAAGGCCTCCCAGAAAGTAAGCGCTGCCCAGAAAGAGGTGAATGGACTGAAAAAGGCTTATAAAGAAGTATGGCATGAAGACTATCAAACCAATGCTCAGGTATCTGCAAAGGATGCCACCACGGAAATTCAGCGGCAGCTCACCTCCTCTTCCAAGGCTCTTACTGTTAAGAATGACAATACCTTTAATTTTGATATCAAGACAAAGGACAAAAAAACGGGAACCGGGCTTACCGCGCATCAGGTGGCGGAACTGGCCAATGAGACAGTCCAGGCTCAGTTCAACCTCAAGCTGAAGCAGCTGGTAGTTGGGGGCCTTGCATGATTTCAGTCATCAAGAAAATCCTGGATGATTCAGATAGTCCTCAGGTAATCCCTGCCTGCCTCTTTTATCGTAAGGGTGGATATAGCGTTGGGGGAGTGTCCCTGGACCTGATCCTGGATGAGGACCATTCTATGGAGTCCAGCATTGCGGATCATGTCCTTGAAAGTGGATCCACCGTCTCTGACCATATTTTCAATCTGCTCCGGGAGGGTTCCCTTACTGCCCTCATAACCAATCACTCCATCCAGACCTCTGCCGGAACTGCAGATACAGATGTCAAGGGCATATATCAAAACCTGGCAGAAGGGATGTATGATTCTGTCCAGCTGAGCAACCGGGCCTATGAGGCCTGGCAGGACCTCAAAAAAATATGGGAGGCCCGGGAGCTGGTGACGGTTACCACCTCCCTGGAGGTCTATGAGGATGTCGCAGTTACTAGCTATTCCACCAGCAGGGATGGGGACACGGGAGAATGCCTCCAGATAAAGCTGGAGTTCAGGCAGCTTAAAAAGGTCCGGCTGAAAGAGGACAAAATCACTGCAGCAGTCCAGCCGACGGACATGAAGAGTGACATCAACAGGAAATCTGCCATGAGAGGCGCTGGAGGCCAGAAAGTGGGAAAGGACGTGGGAAAGGACTATAAGGACTATCAGGAGTATATGTTTGGGGATTATTCCATTGGGTCTGGAGGATAAATCATTATGATGAGTATCCCATTTGACCCTTCTGTTTCTGCGGACCAGTCCTTTCAAATTCTTATCCCTGAAAATATCCTGATGACCCTCCAGATAACTTGGAATGTCCGGGGTTCCTCCTGGTATCTCCAGGCCACCAGTCCAGATGGGGTTTCTTTGGGACGGGTAAAATTGACTCCTAATTTCCCACTTTTCTATGGGCTGACCACGGGGAGACCAATGGCAGGGGACCTTATTGTCTTGCCCCTGGATAGGACCGTGTCAGGGCCTATCGAGTACTCTGCCCTGGGCTCATCCTGGGGGCTGTTTTATATGGATGCAGAGGAAGTTTCCCAGTGGGAGGAATACAATGGCGTGGGGTAGGATCTCCAGGGTTGTAATCAAGTCTCCTGCCTGTCTTTCCGGTGGCTCCTGGACCTGGACTGAGGTGGAGATCAAGGATCTGGAACATCAGTACTCCATCACCCGCTCCCGTGTGTTTAATGACAATTCTGCGTCCATCAATATATTCAATGCCTCTGCGGATACCCGCAACCGGATCTTGACCAGGGGTTCCAACGTCCTGGTCTATGGGGGCTATGAGGATGAGGGTGAAGGTCTGTTGTACCAGGGCTCCATCATAGACAGTCAGTCTGTCCATTCCGGGGCAGAGTGGATAACTACACTGCAGGCTCAGTCTTTCCGGAGCCTGACCCACCCCTTTATGGATACCCCCGTGGCGGTCAAGTTTGCTCCTGGGGCTACTGCCGACAAGGTGGTGGATTATCTGGCTAGTCAGCTTGGTCTGGTTCCTGTGGGTCTGGAAATGGCGAAAAAAGTCGAGCTACCCTGTGGGTTCATCTGGGTAGGTTCCATTTCAGGAGCACTGCAGGCCATTGGGCAGAAGCTGAAATTCATGGGCTACCAGTTGTTCCAGGACCTGGGGGAACTGGTGGTATATTCTTTGACCGCCGGGGATTCCACGTACACGGCTACCTACCTGTCCGAGGACAGCGGTTTATTGGAATTAAAGCCCACCACGGACTATGTATCCACCACCAAGGATGTAGTCTCAGCACTCACCAAGGGTGTACAGGAGTACAAGAAAAAGGGCACGGGAAAGAAGGCACACTGGGTCCGGCAGGATCTTTCTCTAGCAGAACAGGCCGTGGTAGATACGCAGGATACAAAGGACAACCCCACTATTGTCCGGGAGGGGAGTGAGGATAGGGTGTTTGCCGCAGTTTCCAAGGCCTGGACCGCGCTTCCAAAGACTTATGAGGCCCGCACCATAATCCTCCCGAAAGTAAAGCCCAATTCCCTTGTTCACGTAAGTACGGATGAGGTTGACGGGATTTTTGTGGTGGACAATATGACTATACAGGGTGGGAATACCGTGGATAGCAGCTTTGAAATGGCTTTAGCCCTGGCGGAGGAATAGGACCATGGCAGGGATGCTTGCAGCCTTTGACCAGTACTTTATGAGTCGCCTGGAGTCTATTCATACTGCCCTCCCGGGGAAAATAGTTAGCTATTCTTCTGGTACCCGCCAGGCTTCAATCCAGGTGACCATCCGTCCCCGTACCCAGATGGGGTTGGCTCTTGAGATTCCGGTGCTGGAGAAAATTCCAGTCGTATTTCCGGCCTCATCTGTCTTTAGCTTAGATTTTCCTTTGAGCCCAGATGACCCAGTGCTGTTTATTGTCAGTGAGTCAGACCTGGCTGCGTGGATACAGAACCAGGGTAAGATGTCCACTGCGAAAGACCCTTTGAAATTTTCGCTTTCCTCGGGGTTCTGCATACCTGGCCTGATGTATACACAACCGTCCAAGGGGTCTCTTTCCGTGGGAAATGACGGAACCGTGACTATTAACGGACACCTGGAGATTAAGCCATGAAGTATGTGGCCACTGCAGCTCATAGTGTGGTCTGCACGGGGGATCTAGGGACTGCTCAGGCGGTCCTCCAGTCCCAGCCCTCTGCCAATGTTTTGTTGGATGGCAGTGGGGTCCTTGCCGGGCCGATGACCTATCAGGTGACGGGATCAACCATTTCGGGAGCTGTTCAGTCAGCGCCCGCCACGGCTATCATAGACCCCTCAGCCCTGTATGTAAAGGTGGATGGGCAGGCAGTATGTCTAGAGGGGGACCAGGGTCAGATAATTATTTCAGGCGTAACGACCACTACCCCACCAGTGAATGTTACTTGGCCGCTAGTTGTAAAAATTCAATCCGCAGGACAGAGTGTGCTGTCAGGGGAATAACAGGAGGGATCTATGCAATTTTCATTGAACACCGACTGGGACACCCATCTGGATTCCGCGGGGAATATAGCCTTAACGACAGACCCTGCCACCATCCTTCAGCGGGTCAAGCATCGGCTTCAGACTTTTAAGGGGGAGTGTTACCTGGATAGGTCCATTGGGGTGCCCTACCTGGAGGAGGTGAATGTAAAAAACCCGGATCTGCGAAAGATCCGGGCCCTTATCCTCTCTGTTATCGCGGGTGTGCCAGGTGTTGTTGCCGTGGAGGCAGTTAAAGTGGATTTTA